CGAGAAATGTTTTAGAGATATATTGCATTGCATGTGCAACTGCAATAAAAGCACGAGATAATACTATCTCATGTTTATGAATAGTATTATATATTTCCGTATTTGAAGCTATGACTTCCGTGGCAGTTTTCATTACAGAACCATTTTCAAATTTATAAAAATCCGTGCCAAACCCGAGTTTAAAAGATAAAATTTCTAAATTAGTTTGTATTGCAAGCCTTAGTTCATTGACTCTAAGATCGCCATTTACTTCCTGGACATACTTGCCAGCTTTCGAATCACCTAAATTATTATCTAATAAGTAAAAGATAACATCATTTGGGTCAAAACTATGTTGTAAATTCCCAACGCTGTTTACTCTTAATGCATCTGACGAAACAAATAATCTTTTACGACCGTTTTGTATCTCAGACACAAAAGAGTCATACATGATATCTAAAGATTTAATAACATCTAAAGAGTTAAAATATATAGGGAGCCCAAAAGGTGAATTCATATCAAGGTTATTAACTAAATTCGGCTTAATAATTGCAAACCAAGGTATATTTGATCCAGTTTCAACTGTAAGTGGCAAATTATCAAGCTCAGATGGGGTCATTTCTCCATCAGGTGCCACAAAATAACGATAATTATATATGACATAATTATCATTTTCGTCTTTTCTATGGACTTGAATATAACGTATTTTTTCGCCCCTTAGGTCAAACGTGTCAGAAATAAATGCTGCTTCTTGTATATCATCAGCATCATATGTTAATGGGATAACATTATCAGCACTTACAAACTGAATTTTAATTCCAATCTTAGGATCTATTGAAAGTACATAAGCACCAAAACCTAATGCAAATGTTTTTTCAATACTTTGATTTGCTAAAAAATGAAAATTATTTCTTTTAAGTAATTCGTTCAATTTTTTTGAAGAATTTTCATTAGGTATCGAAAACGCTACTTTTTCATTACACAAAATATCAGCAAAATTTTCACATATCTTTTTAGGTAGTCCCATTGAAAAGCGTCTACATAATATTTTTTGATCACCATTAAATATATAGTAGCGGTGAAATGTTTCCACTATACCATAGTACCAAGCAATATAGTTTTTGATTACACCAGTGTGATTAATATAAGCGTCTATGTTGTAACCTATTTGTTCAAATATATTCTTAAGTTTGATATTAATCACCACCCCAGCGTATATGAATACTTTTTATATAAATATATATGGTAAAAATATATATTTAGTAAATTAATATCAATTATTTTTGCAATAAAAGGTTGTGTTTTTTTGTAAAAATGCTATAATTGTAGAAATATTTTTAAACAAATGGATGTGGGTTGGATATGTTACAAGATAGTTTAGCATACACTATTGATATAGAAGCAGAAAAGGCTTTATTAGGCGCATTGGTTTTAGATAGTAGTATAATAAATGAAATAATAGGGGTCCTTCCCAATGAAACATTTTTTTATGACCCGATTAATAAAATGATATATAAAACTATTATTGATATGTATACCCATATTGAAAAAATTGACTTCATTACATTAATGAATCAAATTTCATCTGATTCTACAATGGATAAAATACAAATAAAAAATTATTTATTGGAAATAGTTCAAATAGTACCATCCATTGGTGCCAGCAAAAATTACGCAAATATAATTCGCGAAAAATCACAACTAAGGCAAATATTGGATCTATGTTCACAAGTCCCAAACTTTATTACACGTGGAGAAACACCTGAAAAAATTATAAGTAAACTCGATGATAAACTATATAAAATCCGCAATGGTAAAAGTATGGGACATACAATATCAATACAGGATGCAATGATATCTAGTTTAGATACTACTAAATCAGAAAAAACAATAAAAACTGGGTTTACACTCCTTGATGAAACTATAAAAGGTATAAAATCAGAAGACTTAATTTTTATTGCAGCAAGGCCTGGAATGGGCAAAACAAGTTTAGCTCTTAGTATTTCTAATAATATTGCAAAAGATCATACTATTCTATTTTTTAGTTTAGAAATGTCAGCAGTTCAGATTGCTCAAAAAGTTTTAACAATGTCATCTGAAATAGAGCAAGAAAAAATTCAGATAAGCGCACTTACAGAGTTTGAACGTGAATTACTTACAAAATCATTAGATAATATTTCAGAATATAAGTTATTTTTAAACGATAAATCTGCGATTTCTCTTTCTGAAATTCGCGCAAAAATTAGAAGTACACCGAATGTTGAATTGGTTATTATTGATTATCTACAATTAATACCGCCAATTGTTTCAAAATCAAATCGTGTACAAGAAATCTCTGAAATAACTAGAACTTTAAAATTAATGTCTATGGAGCTAGGGATCCCGATCATATGTTTGTCACAGCTTTCAAGAGCAAGTGAACAAAGAGCAGACCACATACCGTTACTATCAGACCTCAGGGATTCTGGTTCAATCGAACAAGATGCAGATATTGTATTGATGCTATATAGACCATATTATTATGATAAATCAGATAAAGTTGACCCACAGGAAGCGCAAATTATTGTCTCTAAAAATAGACATGGTGTGACACGCAATATCAAACTTAAATGGGATGGTGATCATACTAAATTTGTGGATTATGAATTCTAAAAATTGATAGTTTTTGATTAACGCTTTATACTAATTTTAGCGTGATTTGGGTTGCACGGGTTCATTCCTTCAAATCTGACAGTCTGTCAGTGAAAGGAGGGATGATTATGAGTGATAAGATTATTCAAATCTTAAATATCATTTTATTGATACTTCAGATTATGAGTTTCTTTAAAACTCACAAAAAAATCTACCGTGCTTACACCACGGTAGTAATTATAGTAACAATATAATGAACCCGTCCCCGAGTCACGCTATTATTATACCATATTGTTCAAAAAAATCTACCGTGCTAGCATCACGGTAGTAATATTAAAAGTGAAAATATGAACCCGTTGCCAGGTCACGCTACTATTATAACATTTCACATTAATTTGTCAATCAATTATAATAAATTTTGGCGTGTCTTGGGATTCGCGGGGCCATCACCAACTTATCTCGTGTTTCGAGGGTAAGTGAGGTGATGAAATGTTAGATTTGATTTGGTTCTTATTTGATATATTTCAATTCATATATAATGAATTAAAATATTATAAAAATAAAATCAAAACAAATAAAAAGCGCCCGCGGAAGCAACGCGGGCATCAAAAAAACAAAAAAACTTGATGGCCCTGTATTCAAGGCACGCTACTATTGTACTACTTTCTTGTAAAAAAACAACTACATATTCATCATATTACTAAATTCCAAAGCGGCGGCAATTCTTTCTTGAGCTGAAACTTCAGGTTCGGGGGCTGGCGCGTTTCTTATCTCTTCTATCTTTTTTATTGATTCTTTTTCACTTAAAGACGAAGATATACCCATTTGTGACTTAACAGCTGCTAAATTTTGAAGAGCGAACATAACCTCACCGGCTTCATCAGTTTCGACTATATGCGTGAAAGCAGATACAGCTGGGTATTTTTCTTTTACGACCTCTGGAGTTGCTAAATCTCCATTTGGGAACATGTATGTTTTAGAATTATCATATTTTTCAATTTTAAGCATTTTAATCCTCCAAATTTAATTTTGTAAAGTTGCATTTTGTATTTTCATGTATCCATTAACTGGTGTTGAAATAGTTAATATTTGAAAAGATGTGCTAGTTTGTTCTGAAGGCATATCATTCAACTTATATTTTGTATTAGGGAACAAGCTCAATTCCAAAATGTCACAGTATGCGTCTACTTTGGAAGAATTGCCACTATTACTGTTTCCCCCAGCAAACAATGCATATTTCCCTACAGATGTTCCTGGTAGGTATCTTCTAGCTTCGCTTAATACAGTTGGAGTACTTCGTGTAAGTGACGTATTATATGCGTCTACTGTGGAATAATAGCTACTATTACCGTAACCCCCAGCAAACAATGCATGTTCCCCTACAGATGCTCCTGATAGGTA